CGATAGTCAAGTACTGGTTCTGCGCCTCAATACCGCCATCCTTGATACCCTTGAAGAGCTCAGCTTGTAGCCCAGCCTCTTTGTTGATTAATTTAAGAGCTATTATAAATAGGTTAGATTTAGCTATTCCATCACCAATGTTTATTAATAGGTTACCCCAAGCCGAAGTCAACTGCTCAGTCACACCTTTAGCACTACCCATCTGTTGAATAGTAGCGGCAAGAACTGCCTCGTTGTCGTTTAGTCCAGCGGTTAGCTTTATAACTTCTTCTCTGTTACGTACAAGCAATAGACCTGCAGCGGCAGCACGTTTACCAAACAGCTTGATAGCGTCTCCAGCACTAAGGCCTTTCTCAGCTAGTCCATCAATAAACTCATCATAAGACTTACCAGACTTAACAGCAGCGATAAGCACGTTACGGAATCCAGTACCTGCCTTAGACGCAGATAGTCCGTTATCAGCTAGGATAGCTAAGTTAGCAGCGGTCTCCTCTACACTAAGGTTCATTATACTAGCCTGAGTACCTACGTAACCCATACCTGTTCCAAGTGTGGTTAGGTTAAGTGCAGAACTAGTTGTGGTCTTTAATATAGTACCAGCTAAATCAACAGACGCTAGAGTCGTTAATCCAAACTGGTTAGTAATAGATTTGAATATCTTTGCAACGTCAGCACCTGACTCACCTAGAGCCTGAGACAACTGAGCAATAGGTAATGTTAGTTTAGCTATATCAATAGCAGACGTACCTAGCTTAGCAAGTTCTTTCTGAAGTGCAACAACCTCAACGGCAGTTAACTTAGTAGCTCCAGCAGTACGCTGAGCGATCTCACCAAATTCTCTTAGCTCATCACCAGACTGTCCAGTTACCGCACCTAAGTCACCAAGCGCACCATCAAAAGCGATAGCACGTTTAGCAGCGGTTACAGTAAATAGACCGATAGCTTGTATAGCTAACTGAATCAACTTGGTAGCAACGAGGTACTTACCCAAGGTTACTAGACGAGGGCCGAATCCTTTTGTAAGGCTCGACATAATACCCTTCTTGGACTTCTCCTGCTTGATCGATTGTTTCTGAGCAACGTTAGCTTTCTTAAGAGCTGCAGTCTTTTGCTTTATAGCGTTTGTGTGCTTCTTGTTATTCTTTGTAAGGCTCTTACCGCTTTGATCCAGCTTTGACATTGCTGCCGCTTGTTGCTTCAAGGCTACGTTCAACTTCTTAGTAGCTGCAAGGTGTTTATCACTACCTTCTTGCAACCCCTTAAGTTTAGCCTTTAAAGCTATAACCTTTTCGGATAGTCCGTTTAAGTTTGTTGAGAGTTCTTTAATGTTAGCCATTACAGTTTCATCATTTTAGTTATAGACCTTTCTACTGACGTAGCGTACAGAGTGTCTAGCCTCTTGGTCGTATTCTTAATTCCTTTGTTCAGAGTAGCCTGTACTCCGTTAACCTTATTAAAGAAGTGGTTAGCAAATGATGTCTGCTTTATACCCCTCTTCTTAATCTTGAGAGCAATACCAAATGCAACTCTCCTAACGTTCTTTGCCTCTACGTCTTGAAACTGGCCTCTGCCCTGTTTAGCTCTTATCCAGTTGGCTATAGCGTTAACGGGCGGCATCCAAGCCTTCTTAGCTGCAAACGCACTAGACAGGTTCTGGTATTTACCATTAAGACCGTATCTAACTTTTACTTTTATATCAGTAACAGCAAACTCTCTACTAGGCAGTTCTACAACCTTAATCTTAACAGCGTCCTTGCGGATCAACCATCTATCGTCTGAGAATGGTGTTATACTTCTACTCTTTTTGGGATTTGTTAATTGTCCTTTTGCTACGTGTCCCTTAGCTTTCGCAGACGCTATAACCCTTTCGACTATCTTCGCTTTTTTAAAGGCAGCGCCTATGTTTGCAACAGCTATAACCTTGACACGGTTTTTAAACTGACCAGCCGACGCCATTAGAACGATATTGATCCACTAGAACCTCTACCGAACTGAGCAGTCATCTCCGCCATTACAGCTACTAACTCACCTGACTCGTCCCAGTCTGTCTGGATATCTACAGTACCGAATACTGTGCTCCATTCTAGATCTTGTAGGTGGTCTTGTAATTGGCTCACTATGAATAAAGACTCTTCTATTGTTGAGCTCTTTCCGTACATACCATCAGCACCTTTATCGATAATAGCTACGAGATAGTTAACATCATATATAGGACGTCCATTCTCATTATCTAGGTCTGCCGACAACATCATAACCACCATAGTCTTTCTGTCAAACACCATATTATCTAACTCACGCTCACTGCTAATGAAAGCTATTTCATCAACCATAAGGTGCGAGTCCGCAAATGTCTTTAGGTTTTTAGAGAACGTGGATATGTAATTACGCATAGAAAGGCCTTTTAGTGATATACAAATTATTTCATTTTAGATAGTGCAGACTGCTTACGTGACTCAGCATCATCAATCTTACGTTTCTGCGATAAGTAACTCATCTCAGGTAGTACTGATTTCATAGGTAGCATATAGATCTCGTCATACTTCGTTATGTCTTCGTTAGCCAACATTCTCACCAAAGAGTAGTAATACCATTGCTGGTGAAAGTTAGGGCCGCTATCGGCTGTTAAAGGATCTTCATCTTCCTCATCTTCCTTAGGATCGTAGAACACTCCAGAGTAATCCTCAAACATTGTCTTGTTGCGTCTCTTCGTAAACCTCTCTAGTATATAGTAAACCTCTCTTACGTCATATGTAAGAAGGTCGTTCTCATTGGCTAGTTCTTTGTGACCATCCTCGTTATCAAATACCTTATCTCCTAGTGGTCTTATAAGTAGCTTAGCAAGTTCAAGGTCTGCCGTGTGATTATTTAGACCCATCTTTCCTGTGAGTATCTGCTCGACCATTATGAACTGACCAAACACCATATCCTCTACACCATAGTATATTGTCTTATCAAATGTAGGCTTAAGCATCTTATTATTAACAGGATACGTATCTTCTATATCGTCAGCTAGGCAGTGAGCAGCAATGTCGTCTAGACCGCTAAACAACACCTCGATGTTTCCACCAGACTCTATTATTCTCTGTAGCTCTATGTGTTTCTGGAAAGTTATCATAAAAACATAGTTACGCCCCCATCTTGTTCTTCGAACGCACAGTATGCCGCAATAGCGAGTGACATAACCATATCATCGTGCTTCCCTTCCGTGTTTTGGAATTGTAGATTACCTGTGATAGCATTACGCTTAGACTTGAAGTCGTAAAGTTCTTTAAGTAGCTCATTGTTTCTAGGTATTTTAATCTTCTTATCCTCAAACAGCTTGACTAAGTTACGGATCATATCTGGTTTAGACTTGGCCGTTGTAAGGAAAGGGATCATTTTATATAGTGTCTCGTCTTCAGTTAAATCGTCAAACAGCAAGTCATTGTTGTTCACCTCGAAGTAAGCCGCTGCCAACTTGTCGTCGTGCTTAAAGTAGAAGTCTCGGATACGCTGCTTAAACTCCTGATAGTCAAGGCCTTCCTCCTTGTAGTTAAACCTGTGGATGTCTATCACCTTGTAGTCCTCGGTCATTGCTGTTAGTACAGTGTAATCCTGAGCCACACCAATATCCATTCCTATATACACTCTATCGTATTCTGTAAAAATCTCGTCACTCATAGACGTCTCCATATTACTAAACAACACACCTGCACTTACAGGTAGACACATATATTCCTGATCAAACTGACCTTGAGTCATAGACTTCTTAACACCCATAACAACCTTGGTCACCTCGGGATCATTTAAATCTATAAACGTTCTCTTTATGGACTTCATATCTTCTGCGTTCTCAGGCAGTTGACCTTGCTGAAACCAATCATAGAAGTAGTTGGGGCCATTAAAAGTGGATGCGGCAATAACACGTCCATTAGTACGGGTGATCATAGGTAATAGCACTGCATTGATAAGATCCAACTTAACATAAGCTGCCTCGTCAATATAGATCATATCTAGCGTAGCACCACGTAAGTTATCTCCAGAATCAGCAGATTTGAACTTTAGAAAGCTACCATTGTGGAAATATATCTCATTGTTTTTTCTATCGAATCGTACTATAATCTGCTTGAAAAGCTCTTGATGTGCAGAGAATAGTGACTCAATGTCCTTCATAACCTTGTTAGACTGGGCCTGAATAGGAGATATGAACCAAACACGTTGCTTAGCGTCGTTTAAACAGCGCATAAGTGCGTCCATCTGCATAAAGTAAGTCTTACCTGTCTGTCTTCCCGCTACCAATACACTGATTAGCGGCTTATCCTCGTTGACTAACTTGTGAAAGTCTATCTGAGGTTGTGTAGGTGTATATAACTTTAGATTCATATTGAAGTTTAATCCCCCTGAGAGCCGATGTAAGACACTCAAGGGGTGTTAGTGGTATACTTGTATAGATGATGAGGAGATACGCTCTTAGAACAGAGCTAATCCTAGACGTCTAGGTAACCATCTTCCTCTTCAACTGGAGCTGTTAGGTCTATAGTAGCTGTAATATCAAGTTTAGTCTGCTTAACCTCTTTAGGAGCGTTGTGTCCCTGCATAGAGTTCATAATCTTGATAGCTTCCATAGCAACCTTCATATCACCTGCGGATATAGCCATATCTCTAATAGTTATTAGCTTGTTGAGGTTCATTCCCTTCGCTGCCTCTATGGACTTCTGCTCAGAGTCTACTAACTTCATAAGCTCCTTGTGGAATGCAGTACCTACGTTGCGTCTGTCGCGATAGTAAGAGGTGTAACTCATCTCACGGCTTATAGCCGCTGCACGATCAAGCCCTTCCTCTGCAACTCTGGTGATAAACTCAGTTTGCTTACCTGATAACTCAGATCCACGTCCTACTATTACCTCACCCTTCTTGTTTCTATTACTAATCATCAACATAAAGTCTTAAAGTTAGATCCATTGATCTGTCGTCAACTTCCATTGCAACACAAGTGTCTCGTCTAAAGTTGTAGAACATACTAAATTCCATTCCATCCATAGTCACGGTCTCAACGTATGATCCTGACTCTATTATTCCGTTTATAAGTTCCAACTCGTTCTCAGTGGAGCTCAATACTGTGGTCTCTATGACCTTATGCATTGAGTCTGGGCTCTGTACAGCCATCATTGTGGCTAGTGCTATTGCTAACATATCTTATTGGTTTTTACGTCTTACGACTCTTTTGGTTAATACTTCTTGAGTTAATTTATATACTGGTGCATTGTGTAATCCTAGTTTACCTGTCCACTCTACTTCACTATAACTCCAACGATACGCGTCAGTGTGATATAGTTTCCACACGTTGGCTCTTACTCTCTGGATACAGCTACCGCAAAATGTATTGGGGTTCTCTATCTTGGTTATGTGAGGAGACTTACCTACCCACTTGTTGTGAAATTCAAACATCGCTGCTTTGACTTCACCCTTAGGAGCGCCGACTGCTGTAAGCGCTATAAACATTTCCTTATTAGTCATTCTAGTTCTTTTAGTGATATACAAGTTTTGTATAATGCATTCATTCACATACACACCTCAGTCACCCCCTAGTGTCAGGTGTGCTCTCTTACTATAGTAGTAATAGAGTTTCTAACTCTATTACCTACTTAAGTAACAATACCGTTATTATATGTACAAACTTAGTTAGTTTACTGATATACTATTAGTTAGCACAGAGTACTCCTCCCGTTGGTCGTCGTCGCATCTTACGTGTGTGCAAGTATAGTAGAGGACTCCTTCGTCGTCTATTTATACCGCCATTTAGTTACATCGTCCCAACTCGCTTTAGGCTCGTCAGTGGTTTCTTCAGTACCCCGTTTTTAACCCCCGCATTCAGTAGGGTCAGGTACACCCATCTCACAAACTTTTACGGTCACAATCTCCTCACCTCAGGCCTAGCCTATGATGCAGAGTCTTACACTATAGTTGCCCGACTTGATCAGCTCACACGTCAGTCACAAAACACTTAACAGATTAGCCCCCTCAGGGCGCGTCTATGACAGCTATGGCCCGATAGTATCAACAGCATAGAGATAGTACAGCAGTCAAGAGATTGACTATAATTCGGAAAATAAGTATGAAATTGTTTGGTTGTTTGGATTGTTGGTTGTATGGATCGAATTGGGGGAGTTGACGCAGGGCCTAACCTATACCGCTGTCTCTCCTCCTCTTTCTCTCACTCTGTCCGCTACCTCTTTAGTCCTAGACTGATAGCCTTTATCTATTACTTATAGGCCGATATAGAATACCTCTATGGTGCATCTGCTATGGCCTCAATGTGCTGACTGATCAGGTGTTAACGTGTATTGGTGTCTTGCTGTGTCTCTGTATGGTGGTATACATTGCATATGTGCATCTGTGAGCCTCTCACGTGCCTTCTAATGGACTATCTCTATCATATGGTATTAGTATATCAAACTTACCTCTTAAGGTCTTAGATGGGTTGTGTTCTATGTGCTCTACTGGTGGCCGTGTGTTGACTGGTGTGTGTGTGTGTGTGTACTCTATTGCTGTGGCGGTGGCGCTGTGGCTGTGTTGGCCTATGGCGGTGGCTGTGTGGCTGTGTCTACTGGTGGCCTAGTATACGCTGTAATATGATCAACTAAACACCTAAATAACGGCAATATATAGCCCTATTTGGAGCGTTCCACGTGATGGCCCAAAAGGAACCTTTATAGGATCTGACGTTTTGCTCGTTAAGGCCCGTGTTTACTGGGCTGCAGATGGGGTATAATTTAAGTAGTGTACAGGCGCCCCTTTATATGTTTCACGGCAGCAATAGCGGGGTTTCACGTGTTTTGAATATGTCCCAGAGGTACACTTCTAACGTGATGTGACACTATGTCAGGCTATTTTGAGGGCTTATGTCAGGCCGTTTTGGGGCTAAATGGGTGCTTTTGCGTTACCACCAAATAAAAATGCAAAATAATTGAAAGTTTTTTTACTTCCTAGGCTGGGTCTGGGCTACAGAGTGAAAGTTTTTTTAAAATGGGGCTAAAAGTGGGCTAAAAATGGGTGTATTCTAGCCCTTTATATCCTTATAGGGGATTTATTAAAATAATTCGTTGTATGTTTACAATGTAGAAAGGGACAAGGAGTTAGTAGCTACATAGAAAGCTCCCCCAACTGAGAGACCCGCAAGGGATGACGCAAGAGATGCCTCAGCAAGTACACCAACCCAATGCAACAACTGAGGGACATTAATGGTTACGTAATCTACACATTTAACCCTAGTTAACGCTAGGAGGTGAAAAACTGACAGAGTAGGCCGCGAGGCTTACAAGATGCACATCGATACTGCAAGAGTCTAAAGAGTATACCAATAAGCGTTAAAACGGGTTAGGGGGTGACAATGAGTCCAAGCGCTGAGCGATACAGCGGCCCCTTACTAACTAATAAATATATTATGCAGACTATTAAAAAAATTGCTTTATCTGATGTTATCATTATCACTTTTGCCTTAATCATCGTGTTGGCTGGTGGCGCTTTAATGGCTCAAGAACTAAACTTTTAAAATATACTTATTATGGATGATACTTATTCTTTCAATCAATTAGAACCAGAAGCAACTATATTAGCAACTGCAATAAGAACCTACTGTAGACATATGAAGTGCGCAGGTTTGGAAGCTCAGGCAGATATCTTTCTTAAGGGTAAGCACGGAAAGGCCGTTAAGTTTTACGCTGATGGGAAAATAGCTCTACACTAGAACACTAAAAATAAAGACTAAACAAGATGGACAACGTTATTAAAGAGTTGATAAACAGACTCGAACAAGACAGAGACAGCGCAGAAATTAGAATGAGCGAACAGCTTAAAGGCTCTCCTGAATACAATTTTAATCTAGGGACAAAGCTACAAGCAGCGAACACGCTTTATGATATTATAATTTTAACAGCAAAATAATAAACATTATGAACAACGCACAAACTTTAATCTTGAACGTAAGAATAGAAGGACAGAATGACAACGGCGATACACTGGTAAAGTTCCTTAACAACGAATCACTACCAGTTTTAACAATTACACAGAGCCTAAAACTAGAGCTAGGGGAACCTACAATGTACACCCGCTTAAGGGTTGCAGAGTCTGGGCGGGTTGTTTATACTGCGAAGGATAGAGGCGAGAACATAGCAAAGGCAATTGCAGTCTTTGAAAAAACCGAGCACGTCGGTTGCTCTAAAGCTAACGAGATAGCTATAATAGTGAACGAGGCTATAGTTAATCAAATAGGATATATGGAGTATTAAGAGTAACCAAGGGGGCAGGAGAGACTGAACGCGGAGCGATACCGCGGCCCCTTTCTAACTAATAAAGACCCTAGAAGGGCAATTTTAAAATGGATACTTCAAACTTAGACAACGGCTCAACTCAACACAGCGCTTTAGGCTTTATATTAAGAACTGCCGAACGTGTAGACTACAACGTAGACGCACACACAATGTGCGGATACAATGAAAATAGCGGTTATATTTGGCTATGGGATGAAAACGAAAGCTATACTTTAGCCATTACAGATTTCGGATTTAACCGCGGCGAATGTGTGGAGTTTATTGTAACGTGTTATGTAAATGGGGACGAATTTATCGGGGACAGCTTAGAAGACGCTGTGAGCCAATATAATGAGTACGCAACGGACGCCATTGAATCAGGTGATTTAGACGCTGACGACGTTATGCTTTTTGACTAATTAATCGCACTTTTTTAATCACTTTTTTAACTATTAAATTTATACTATTATGAGCAATGACTTAACTATTTACGATGTAATCGCATTACCAACTTACAACCCGAGCGCTTTTAGCAGTGCGTTGGGTGACATAATGAAGGAAGAGGGGGCGCAGTTTATCCTGTGTTCTCAGGATTCAGGCATTACAGAATAACTACTAACTAACTAAAAAATACAGCGCTTTATGCTAGAAGATAATAGGATTACGGAATTAAGATTTCAGGACTACACGAAGGAACGGAAAAACTATGGCAGTGGCTCACTGGTTTTGCTCGAAAAATACGCGGTTGACTTTGAATATATTGTGGAATATGATGGGAGCGTGAGACTTTCAGATTTTACCGCCTATGACGAAGATGGCGAAGTGATGGCGGGTGTAGTGCCGCGCTTTAGAATAGCAATAGAATTATTAATAGAAAAGGACACACAGATATGAAAGAGGTTTTTATAGTGACATATTTTAGTCACCAGTGCAACGAAGTGGAGGGGTTATTTAAAAACTTTGAGGATGCGGAAAACTTCGCTAATCAATTAAGAGGTGAGATAATCACGCACGGAAATTTCAATGATTCAGTAGGAGTGAAAGGGATGAAATTACTATGATACTAAATCAACACCTAGGAAAGAGCTGTAAACTAACCGACGTTAGTAAACTGAATGACTTTAATACCTACAAAGGTCAGGCGCTAAAAATTCTGGCGCTAACGAGTGAGGGTCTTTATCTACTAGACAACGGATACCGCGCACATATTAATCAGGTAAATATAATTTTATGAAGTACCAAAAAATAGAAGGTCTGTGTGACCTCATAATTAGAGGTATCGCGGCCCTTATATTGGTGGCGATATTGTTGTCAACTTTCTTTATTTAATTAGAAGCGTTTTAAGAGCGTTTTGGCCTAGTGAATGACACCAAGTACCAAGCGATATGGTATAGGCCATCTAACAAGCTGTGAGAGGCTTTAAATTCGATGTTATGGATAAACTCAAAAGCAAATACGCCGACGTAACGATATTATTTTTGTTGCTGTCTGTTTTGATTGGCTCCACATTAGGCGGAGTTCTAGCGATTGCATTATTTACTAACTTAAATTTACTATAATGACTGAAGGCATTAAATCACCAGTTACCTGCGGCGATTGTGGTCACTTACAATTAGCCCATAACGAAGAGGACGAAATAGAGTGCGAAAAGTGCGGCTTTATTAGTGAGCCCTGCGATTTTCCAGATTACCCAGACTACTCATACCTATAAACTACTTACTATGAAGACAGATTGGGACGAAGCGTATAGCAACACAAAAGCGGGAGGCTGTAGGAATTGCGGAAGTAAGGAATACGAGCGAACGACCAGAGCGATGCAAATTATCGGCAATTGCTATCAAAGGATTGTAAATTGTAAATGCGGCGATAACTTTGTCGAGGATATGAACTAAAACTAATACACTATGAAGACTATGAACAAAATTTCAATTGAAGCTGTGGTAACTATTCATCGCACATTAGACGTTAACACTACATTAGAAGACCTAGAAGGGGTTATAAATGGAGGGTCTAGCAATCCAATTAACCTTGAATCGTTAAGTAAGGAAGAACTCAATGAACTGATACTAGACAATTTGTGGCTCATTGATAACGAGTGCAGCTTCGGGGGTCAGGGATGGGACTACCACGACGAGGCAGTTGAAAATCATATAATAGAGACAATAGTACTAACAACTAAATAATATACTATGAAGACAGCAAAAGAATTTTTCTCTGTAGCGGAGTCCTTTAACGGACATCTAGAAGAGTTTCAGAATTTCGAAAGCGCCTTAGATGGCTATGAAATCACCGAAGGGTATCTAAGAATAATGACTGAGGCATTAGATAGGGTCAACATATGGTACACTATAGAACGTGCTATGACACCCTCAGGAGAGTTCAATACGTCGGTGCTTACCGCTGATGGGCTTTACGAGTTCGAGGGGTTTATTAATACTAACTTAACACACTGAGACAATGCAACTAAATAACGATATCACGGATAACTTTGCTGACAGCAGTTACCAGTTCAATGAGTATAAATTTAATAAAGACTTTCAGGAGCTACTTTGTAACCAATTCGAGCAAGAGGTACGGGAGCACGAAGATAGTTCATTAGGCGAAGGGAAACAGCGCTTAGTTAACGAGGAAGGCGAAGAGTTCGGAGGATATAGAAGTATGAGTTTCTCAGAACTTAATAAGGATATACAAGATGAGTATTATGATTAGATTTGACGACAAAAAACTAGGTGAAGTACTTAGAGATAGGAAATACTATAGAAGCGGTATCCGTAGCGATTACGGGACTCTAGCAATAGATGTCGAAGAGATGTACCACGGAAAGGTAATAGATAAGCTACTCGCATTGAGAGACGCAGGACTAGAGTTTACAAGCTATAAACACCTCGAAAATACCATCTTCGATAACTTTAAGAAAGCGTTCGGTAACGCTGTAGAGATGTCCAAGGCTGAGAAGAGGAGATTTATAAGTGTAGATATTACTACGTTCATAGAAAGACCTAGAGACCTAGAAGGCGATGCTCTGGTAGTTCCTGAGGCTTTGCAGTTTGAGGATGTTGATTTATCTAAGCGTGATGAGATTGACTATAGACTAGAATCAGTTAGAGACCTACTAACGATCAGTGAATACGATTACCTAGACTTTAGGCTTAATGGTCAGCGTTCAGTAGCTGAAGTAATGACTATTATGCACTATAGCAGAACTCAGGTAGCTAATATACTTAGAGATATTAAACGCAAATGTGCACATCTACGTGAAGAAGGATATAAACACACCTTTACTGCGTACGGCGATTACGATATGCGAAATACTTTAGAATTATTTTCTTTGTCTGAATACTCTAGGAATCAGTACGTTAACTATGTTTCTACTAATAAACTTGCAATTTATGTTGAGGAAAGTGATCTATTGGACTAAAAAATCGGTATATACTTATGTACTGAGTTAGGAACTATATAAGTTAGGACTTGAGAAAAGCCCTTTAGGGGCTTTAGTTTAGAACTGAGTTAAGTTAGGACTTGAGTACGAAACAAAAACTTTATAACTATGGTAACAACAACGCAAGTAGTATGCGCCTTATTAATGAGCCCTTTATTATGGTTCGCTGTTCATCTTTACTTTAAGATGGTAAGATTAATACTAGACGAATTCAAGGAAATAATAACCAAAAATAAATAACTATGAAGGAATTAAACGACGCACTAATTAATGTGCAATCACAACTGAAAGCGCCCAAAGGACAAACTAACCAATTCGGTAAGTATAAGTACAGAAGCGCAGAAGACATATTAGAGAGCGTAAAGCCCTTACTCGCTGAGAATGGGTTATCTATGGTAATATCAGATTCAGTGCAGGAGATGGGAGGTATGATAGTTATAACGTCCACAGCCACTATAAGTGATGGTAAGGATTCTGTATCATCTTCCGCTCAAGCAGGTGTCGACCCTAATCGCAAGGGTATGGACATCGCACAATCGTTCGGTAGTTCAGGTTCATATGCGCGGAAATATGCTATGAACGCTCTTCTGTTGATCGACGACACAAAGGATGCTGATTCACAAAATGATCATAAGCAGAAGGCGGATTTCAAGCCATTACCGAACGCCTCGCAAATCGCATCTATGAAGGCCGCTGTAGCGTCTGGTAATAGTGACGCAGTAACGAAAGCGTTAGATAGTAAGTATAACGCCTCTGCATCTATGAGGAAAGAGATACTAGGCTAATGATTAACGCGGATACGTTAACGATGGAAGTAAACGCAGGGGTTCTCAGTGAGTATAAGATGACTGAGACCTCTGTTAACTTTCTGTTCGAAGAGCTAGAAGATGAAGAGCTTTCAGAGACAATGGAAGACTCATTAATGGTAACAAGTATATACGAGTCCGCTTTACTTCAATCAGTTGTCCTACACACCTTAGAAACGGTGAGAGGGGCTAAAGATAGAGGTCTACTGGATAGTATGACAATCAAAGAATTAATAACGATAATATATACAGATGTCGGAATTGTTATTTAGTGATCATAGAATAGCAGATGAATGGTCTGACGATGAGCTTTACTTCTCAGATAAGAAGAGCATATCAAATAGTATGTTAGGTATATTAGATGATTCGCCTACCAAGTTCGATCTGTTTATGAAGGGCAAATGGAGCTATCCACACGCCGACTATTTTGACATTGGAACGGGAGTACACCAGATGTACCTCGAAGGTGTTGATAATAGATTACTCGTTGAAGGGACACGCCGCACGAAGGCCTTCAAGGAAACAAAGGATGAGAATCCTGATAAGATCGTGTTGCCTACTTCAGACTATAACCTAGTCGAAAAGATGGTAGATAAATTACATAAAGTACCTGAACTTCGGGGCTTTGTGGAAGGATTTAGTGAGAAGAGGCCTGAACTTGCCGCATCAATGACAATCACAACACCCAAGGGAAACAAGATTTCCGTGAAGGGCAAGGCTGATATGTTACTGAGCGATGGGTTTAGCGCCCCAACTCTACTAGACCTCAAGACTTCGGGCAAGGGGTTGAAGGATTGGAAACGTAATGCGTACTATGGGAACTATCCACGCCAAGCGTATCTATACTCTCAACTATTCCAGACCGAAGAGTTTCACTTCGCAGTTATAACGAAGACCTTTCCTTATGAGGTAGGTTTATATAAAGCAAGTGACGCGTTCCTAGCGAAGGGTAAGAAGATGCTAGAGGATTCTATAGCAAATTACGAGTACCTATTCCTAGAGAATAATTACAGACCTTACAGCGCGGCTGTCGGGACATTATAATAATTTATCACATATAGACATAATTAAATACTATAATGAATAATTTCAATTTAACAAAATTCCTTACAGAAGGTAAATTACACGAAGCCGATACTAAATCCGTATTAAGAACTCTTATCCAAGACTTAGAACCTTTTGAATATGAAGTTTATGCTTTTGATGCAGGAGTAGATCCAGAAGATGGTGCAGAAATGGAAGAATATATCGCATCTCTTTAAGATATGGAAGTATCATCAGAAATTTCTAAATTAATAGTAACTATCAACAATCGGGACGCCTTAAACCACGCAGACGTGCACAATACATTATGAGTGCTAAGATATACGTAGGAAAAGCAAAATCAATCACCACTAAGTTCGGTGTTATTACTAAATTATCTTTCGGGCCTAGTGACTTCGAGAAACTTAATGCTGAGAAAAACGAGGCAGGATGGGTTAACTTAGAGATTCTATCTGGTAGAGATGGTAATCCTTACGCACAAATTGACAATTTCAAACCTGCAGGAGGTGGCGGATCCGCACCTTCAGCACCTGTCAATCAGACCGCTCCATCTGACGACTTACCTTTCTAATCTAGGGTAGTCAAAAGCACTTCGGTGCAAGGGGTAAAGGGTATGGTATAGATAGGGGTTCGAATCCCCTTCCCTTTCCTAACTACAAACAATTAATTAATGGCTAGAGACTTAATAGCGCTACAAGCGCACAGCGATTTACAGCTTGTCTGTGACCTCGTAATAAAATGGAGTAACGCATCATCCAATCCTGAGATTGAAGCCCTTAGAGATGCTATGGGACGCATTATCAGTTGGACGACACATCTAGAACAGCAGCACCATACGTTTGATACTATTATCAATCGAACACTAGATGAAAAACACGCCGCGCAAAAGAAGCTCAAGGCTCTTAGCAAGGTTAAAGAGGAACTATCTGTTGCGAATGCTCAGTTAGCGAAGTTTTACTCATAAAAAATAAAAGGGCAGTATGAGAAACAATATATATAAGTTAAGCGATGTCAAGGACAGCTTAATGAGTCTTCGGACTAATGGAGTTAAACGTGGTGAGTGGGTAGGCCTACCAACGTTATCAGAATACTACTCAATGAAGAAAGGTAGTACCACTTACATCTACGCAGGGGCTCACGCAGGTAAGTCTCAGTTCACTTGGGAAATCAGTATGAACGTCGCTCAATATAGCGGTTGGAAGTTCGCAGTGTACTCTCCAGAAACTGGTTCACCTGCTGAAGTATTTAGTGAATTGCTTTGGGTATACCTTAGAAAGCCTTTCTTGGCTTTCGATGAGATATGCGCTACAGATGAAGAGGTTGCTAGAGCCATCTCGTTCGTTGAAGAGCACTTCTTTATCATTGATAGCGGCCTTAGTAGTTTGACTATCGAAGGGTTCTACACAGCGGTTGGAGAACTCGAAGAGTCTACTGGCTTGAAGATGGATGGTTGCATTATCGATCCGTTTACAGAACTTACCACTGACGTTATGTCAGGGCAACGTGAAGATCTTGCTATCGGTAATGTACTTACAAAGGTTCGTAAGTATTCGGCAGAGCATAAGGTTCATACCATTATCTCAGTCCACACCAAGTACATCCAGTCACGTATTCAGGATGGTATATCGTTTATACCTAAACCTACTTACAATGACATAGCGGGTGGCCAAATGTGGTCTAGGAAAGGTATGATGATGATCTCAGTCTGGAGATGTCCATTCGGTGTTAACGATCCTAATGGAGTTCCTTACGAGGCTAATCAGGTAGAGATTTCGATCACGAAAGCTAAGCCGAAGATCGTAGGAAAGCTAGGTACTGTAACTATGTTTTACGACAAGTTGAGTAACAGATACTACGAACGCAACAATGATGGTAGTAAGCAATACGCTATAGGAGAGAGTCCTAAAGCTGAGCCAGTAGCTGAACAGATGGCTATACCATTACCGCCACCTCCTGATGGGAGCGTAGAGGATGCATTCGCAGGTCAACAACTTGAAATAAAATAACTAATCAATAAACAATCAATTATGAAAAAGTCAAAACAATCACGTCCACGTTTATGGGGAGCTAAGAAATCTAATCACGAGTATTTCAACAACGATACTAACAGAGTATTAGTTATCGGTGACATTCACGCACCATTCGATCTTAAGGGTTATCTAGAGTTCTGTAAGGAGACTTACGAGCGCTACAATTGTAATCAGGTTGTCTTTATTGGTGACGTTATTGATAATCACTACTCTTCTTACCACGAGACAGACGCTGATGGTCTAGGTGGTGGCGCTGAGTTAGCATTCGCAATCAAGAAACTTAAGCCTTACTACAAGGCGTTTCCTAAAGCGAAAGTTATGTGGGGGAATCACGATAGATTGATTATGCGTAAGGCTCAAACGGGTGGTATTCCTGCAGAGTGGATCAAGGATATGAACGAGGTGCTAGAGACCCCAGGATGGGACTTTATGTATGATTACTACCTAGATGGTGTACGTTACACTCACGGTGATGGCGCAGGGAAAGCTAAGTCTGCTTGTGTTCGTGATATGCAATCCACAGTGACTGGTCACTACCATACTGACTTCTATGTCAATTACCACGTAGGTGCTAAGACTAGAGTATTCGGAATGGCTGTAGGTTGTGGAATTGATGACAGAACTTATGCAATGGGTTACTCTAAAGGCGGCAAGAAGTCGGCTATCGGTTGTGGCGTTGTATTAGATGGGACTACAGCAATTGCAGTTCCAATGAAGTTGGAAGATAAGTAATGGCTGATATCAAAAGCCTGATACTTACAAGAAAAAGATCGTTTGCTGAACTCGTTAGGATGTACCTGAAGCTGAATGTGCCTCAGATAACTTCCTGCGAGGTCACAGATGACGCCAATCTTATCCTGAATGGAACAGAGTATCGATTCGACGTTAATGACTATATGGGCCGCGCAGAGGCTTATGTATTCTACAACACGAACAACGGGCGTATCTTTATAGAACGCAATGGAAAAGGAAAGGCTTACCGCTTAGAGGTGAGTCTATTTGATGAGTAGGAGTGGGGGAGGGGTTACTGCCCTTACCTCTCCCCTACCCTAACTTCAAAACTAAAATTATGAAAAGAGTTATTCAAACACTAATTTTAACAGAACTATAATATGACTACAGAAGAGAGGAAGCAATATCAAAAGTGCTGGAATAGGGATAACCCTAGAGATAGGAGAGCTGAGAAAGCCGCTTATCACCAAGCTAAGATAAACCATCCAGATTACGCAAGTAAGCAAGAGGCACTCAAGCGAACCGTGAACTACAGACTTAACCAAACATATAATAGTATGTGTAGAAGAGTTGAGGGCAAGAGAACTAATAATCCTCACCTATATATAGGTAAATCAATATGTGGACAGGAAGAGTTTAAAGATTGGTCTAGGAACGACATAGAGTTTAACAGACGATTCGAGGCTTGGATAGAGTCTGGTTGTCAATATAAACTTAGTCCATCTATAGATAGAATAGACTCAGACAAAGGCTACGATATAGGGAATATGCAATGGCTCACAGTGAGTGAGAATGGTGCTAAAGCTAAAAATAAAAAATAATGAGAGATAGTTATCCAAACTGGTCAGCTAATACTACTGGCAACATTCAAGAGGATCCTTTCGGGGAGCACTTCACTATAAACCCTAGCGCAGCGCAAGAGCGTAAGGCAACACCAATATACAGCGGAGTATTGAAATACTTTCCTCAGGCAATAGCCGAGGTTAGCAGGACATCTCAAGCTGGAAATGACCAACACCATCCTGATAAACCACTACACTGGGACAAAAGCAAAAGCAGTGACGAACTAGATGCGCTGACAAGACATCTAGTAGACCACAGCGTTCACCCTGTAGACGAGGATGGTGTTTTACACTTATCGAAAGTAGCTTGGAGAGCACTAGCGGCATTAGAGCGCTACCTAGATGGACAAGATGTCTAACTGGGAAAAGAACGAGGCTAGGATGTTTAGGTACTTGAAAGAGACCTACATTCCTGACCTAGAGTATTCAGACCTTGGAGAGTATAGTCCTTACGATTGTTACTCTAAGGGAAAGAGTTGTGAGATAGAGCTTAAGTTTAGGCATAAGCACTACCCTACACTTATGATAGAGAAAATGAAGTACGATAAACTAATGACGAGGGCCTTAGCCCACGATACTGAGGCTATTTATATTTCCGAGACGCCTGAAGGCATATTCGCATTTAATTTAAGTAGACTCACCGAGCCACAATGGTTCACAAAGAAGTTACCCGCCACATCTAATTTTGACAGACGAGAGTGGATCGACAAGGAGGTAGCGAACATAGATGTTAAACTAGGTAAACAAATTTAATATGTTAGGATTAATTTTAGTTGTGGTGGTAGCACACAATATCTACCTGCAACTTCAGATGGATAGGTTTAAGCTAGTGATTAGAGCAATGCTCGAGATTATGGAAGACGATGAGTGATATACTGCTCGGTGTCTTCGTTGTCTTAGCCTTCAATGGTTATCTGGTATATGTAATGTATAAAGAACGTAAAGATGTATAAAGTACCTATTAGTGATCTTCAAGAGGTATATCTTAAAGGTTACGTAGATGGCTTAGAAGGTCGTCCGCAGATTGAGTCACCTGAAAAGGTGATAGAATGGTTAACTGGAGAGTCCGTTAACTATACAATAGATAAAAAATAGATTATGAAATCATTTGCAAAAGAGGCAGT